GGACTGGGTGACATCATTAAAAATGAGGTTGCTGTACAGTTTGGTAAAGGCGAAGATAACAAGGCAGAGCAATTGCTCTCCCTTGCAGAGCAAGAGGGTTATGAGCCTACCCAAAAACAAAAGGTAGAACCCATGACACTTAAAGCTCTCTACAGAGAGCGTGTCGAGGCCGGCCTCGACATGCCCTCACAACTCTTTAACATTTTCGTTAAAGATCAAACCAAAATAGGCCGGAAATAAGGAAACAAGAAACATGAATCAAGTAGTAAAAAAAGAAAAATCAGACGTAGCCTTAGCGGGTATGTTTGAAGCAGACGCTGATACAAGCTTTGGTAACATGGGGTCAGAAGACTTTGCGTTGCCATTTCTTAGAGTGTTAGGTCAACTGTCACCCGAGACAAACAAACGGGACGCCAAGTATGTGGAAGGTGCTGAACCAGGTATGATATTTAATACCGTGACTAAGCAAATATACGACGGCGAGAAAGGTGTCAGCGTAGTACCGTGTTATTATAAACGCGAATACGTTGAGTGGTCTGATCGTGGTGAGGGCACTAGTGCTCCTGTTGCGATACATTCAGTCGATAGTGGTATCATTAAAGATGCAACACGAGATGCAAGTTACAAAGATAGATTACCAAACGGTAACTATCTAGAGAACACAGCATCATATTTCGTGTTGTTAGAAACTGGTGAGGCTGCTTTGATTTCTATGAAGTCGACACAATTAAAAGTGAGTCGAACATGGAACTCAATGATGAACGGCATTAAGCTGAAAGGCAAGAATGGAATGTTCACACCGGCTATGTGTAGTCACGTATACAACTTAAAGACAGTGCAGCAATCAAACGACAAAGGCACGTGGTTTGGTTGGACTGTAGAAAAGGTTGGTCCTGTTCAAGACAAGGCATTGTACGAGCAGGCAAAGAGTTTTGCTGTAAGCGCTAACAAAGGTGACGTTACTGCAAAACATGGTGAGGAAGATACTAAGTCTAAGACACAAGACTCAGTACCGTTTTAACCATGACAGGCCCATGGATCAACTCCCCCGGTCTCATGGGCCTACTTATAGAAAGGAAAAAGTATGACAAAAATTTGTCCAACATGCAAAGAAGAGTTCGAAATTAACAAGTGGCAAAAAGGTAAAATATATTGCACAGAAACGTGTAAACCTAAATGGCAAAAGCCAAGCACAGGCAATCCGGTTGGGAGGCCTAAAGCAAAGAAATGAATTTAGATTTTTTAAAAGAGTGTGAAGAGAAAATTAAAATTACAGATATTTTTAATCAGCACACTTGCACTTATTGTGGCGAAGCAGCATCAGATAGAGATCATGTTATTCCTAGAGCGTGTGAGGCGGATTACAAAAAAAATCATTTTAATAAAAAAAATACTGTGCCTTCATGCAGGGAATGTAATTTAACTTTAAGTGATAGATATATTTTAACTATTTCTGATAGATCTAAATTTTTAATAGAGGCTTATACAAAAAAATTTAAAAGTTTGTTAGCCATGCCTCACCACAGTGATGAGGATATTGAAGAGTTAGATGGCAATTTAAAAAAAAGTATAAAGGGACAAATGAATAAGAAAAAAATTATTTTAGAAAGAATGAGTAATCTGGAACTGATAAGTTTATTAGAACCAGAAATAAAAGATGTATGGCAAATCATCGACAGAAAAGGTAGTTTTGAGTGAAGTTTAAAGAAATATTTGAGGGCAACAATAGTGCTTATGGCCAACTAATTTTATCAGGTGCAACAACCGATAAAGGTAAAGCTGAAGGTAAAGCTTTTATAAAACGACAGCCTATTAGTGATAAGCTTTGGGAAGAACACCTGGAGGGAAAAGATCCTGCTCTTGGTGTCATACCTATTAATGAAAACAATGAATGCAAATGGGGCTGTATTGATGTGGATCAATATAACTTAGACCATTTAGTTATTATGCGTACGATAAAAGGTATGGGGTTTCCACTAGTAACCTTTAGGTCAAAATCTGGTGGGGCACATTTATTTTTATTTGCTAAAGAGTTTATTCCAGCATCACTGATGCAGTCTAAACTCAAAGCAATGGCAGAAGCTTTGGGTTATGCAGGTAGTGAGATCTTCCCGAAACAAACTGAAATTTTAGTTGAACGTGGTGACACCGGTAACTTTTTAAATTTACCCTACCACGGTGGAGTTAGAGGACTACGCTATACATTTAAAGCTGGCGGTGAAGCCGCTAGTTTAGAATCATTCTATTCTATCTATGATGAGTGGGCACAGACACGAGAGCAAATAGAAGCCATAGTTGTAAAGAAAGCAGAGGTGGTAGAATCTTTTAAAGATGGTCCACCCTGTTTAAATAAATTAGCTCAAGATGGTTTTGGTGAAGGTTCAAGAAATAATGCACTATTTAACGTAGCGGTATATCACAAACAAGCTAATCCTGATAACTGGGAAGATAAAGTTATGGAGGATAATTCTAAGTGGATGAATCCACCACTAGGTTTCCAAGAAGTTAAACAGTTATTGGCTTCTGTTGGTAAACGTGGTTACGATAAATACAGATGCAAAGAGCAACCAATTTGCGGTGTGTGCAATGCTGCTAAATGTAGAACTAAAAAGTTTGGTGTTGGTTTTGAGGAAGAGCAGATGCCGGAACTAGATACGTTGACTAAGATTACATCTAATCCTCCACAATGGTTTTTAAATGTTGGTGGTAAGAGAGTCGAATTAAAAACAGAACAATTACACAATCCTAATTTATTTGCCATAGCAGTATTAGATCAAGCCAATGTGGTATCACCTATACCAAAGGCACAAGACTGGAGAGAGATATACTTAAAAGTTTTGATGAATAATCTACAAGAGATAGAACCACTAGAATCTTTAGATCCAATCAATCAAATAGTAAATTTATTATATGACTTTACAGTCAACAGACCTGCAGCAAGAACCAAAGAAGATATCTTAAATAAGATGTCCTGGACGGATGAGGGCTGTACTTATTTTAGAATGGATGACTTCTATTCTTTTTGTAAAAGAAACAACTGGGAGATGGATAAAACTAAGACTGGTAATCTAATGAAGCAATTAGATTTTTTTGAAGACGAAATTAGAATGACTTTAAAAAACCAAACACCACGTCTTGTAAAAATAAAAGCTATGAAAAAAACAACACCATCTATTAGTCCCATAAAATATGAGGAGTCACCTTTTTAGTGAAAACAATTATCTTAGGGCCACCAGGCACAGGTAAAACCACAACACTATTAAGTTTAGTAGAAGAATTTTTACGCGCCGGCACCGACATAAAAAAGATAGGATATTTTTCTTTTACCCGTAGAGCTGCATACGAAGCTATCAGCAGAGCAGAAGAAAAGTTTATGATAGATAAAGATGAGATACCTTATTTTAGGACACTACACTCTTTAGCATTTAGAACGTTGGGTATAAAAAAAGAACAGATAATGAAGAGTCCTGACTACAAAGACTTTGGCACTAAATGTGGCATACCAATTAAGACAGCAGCATGGCAAGAGGACAATGGGGTTTTTACATCAGACAATGAATATCTACGTATTATAAACAAAGCTAAGGTAAAAGAGATACCAGTATTAGATCAGTATGATAAGAACGAACACAATAGATTTGTAGACGTAGAAAGAGATTTGTTATATTTATTAGATCAAGAACTTAAAAAATATAAAAAAGAGAAAGGACTGGTTGACTACGATGACATGTTGGAAAGATTTGTTGAACAAGATGTATCACCATCTTTCGACGTATTATTTATTGACGAGGCACAGGACCTCTCACCTTTGCAGTGGCGAATGGTCAGGGCTCTTTGGGCGAAAGCAAACAAGACCTACATTGCTGGGGACGATGATCAAGCTATATTTAAATGGGCTGGTGCTGATGTTGATACTTTTATCGCACTTAAAGAAGAAGTAGATTGTGTTGACACGTTAGATCAATCATACCGCATACCTGGCGGACCGATACACGAGCTCTCACAGAGTATAATTAGAAACGTTACTAACAGATATCAAAAAGAATATAGACCACGACAAGAGATAGGTGATCTTTTAAGGTACTCTGATGTTACACAAGTTGACATGTCACAAGGTCAGTGGCTAGTGTTGTCAAGTGCAAATTACTTTCTTGATGATATTAAAGATTTATGTGAGTTACAGGGTTGGTACTACGCACACAAACATAAAAACTCTATTAAGTTAGATTTATTATTGGCGATACAAACCTGGGAGAAGTGGCGAAAACAAGAACATAGTTTACCAGTGACATCAATAAAAAATATTTATTCATACCTGGGTGATAATGTAACCAAGGGTTATCGCACCGGTAAAACTTTTAATGAAGAGAATAATTATGACATTGCAGAGTGCACCGAGGACCACGGCTTACAAACACAAGATGTTTGGTACAAAGCTTTTGATGGTTTAGATGCTGAGACAGAAAACTACATACGAAATATGTTAGCTAACAAAGAGAAGATATCACAAACCCCAAGAATAATATTATCAACTATACATGCAGCCAAAGGAGGTGAAGCCGATAATGTATTACTATTACCTGATATTACTAAGTCTAGTGTTGATCAAAATGACGTGGATCCCGACGAGCTCCACCGTTTATTTTATGTAGCTGTAACACGTGCAAAAAAATCTTTGCACATACTAGAACCAAAAAATTATGATAGAGCATATGTGTTATGAGATTTCATGAACATATCAAAGGCGACAAAGCCGAATACATAGCCGCAATGTGGTTATGGGAACAAGGTTATTTAGTTTGTAAGAACATGTCGCAACAAGGGCCGGTCGATCTTGTTGCTATTAAAGAACACGAAGTTATACTGATTGATGTAAAATCTGCATGCATTAGAAAACGTGACGGTTCTAAAATAAACAGATCACTCACACCACTACAAAAAAATCTTGGTGTAAATATTTTAAACGTAGATGTAGAAACAGGAGAATGCACATATGTCTAACCCATACGATAACCAGGTCGGTGGCGACCATTACCAAAAATATGCTATACAGCCCAGCGAATTCATCAATAAAAACAAGTTGTTATTTGCTGAGGGGTCTGCTATAAAGTATATAGTTAGACATCAAGATAAGGGAGGCAAAGAGAGCCTCGAGAAAGCGAAACATTTTATCGATATGATAATTGAAAGAGACTACACTTGAGAACACTACAGCAACCATTGTTCACACCAGAGACAGAGTGGGTGCCGCCGGAGCGGTTACCTGACTTATCTAACTATTCTGAAATTGCTATCGACTTAGAAACTAGAGATCCAAACCTCATGACCATGGGTTCAGGTTCAGTGCGCAAAGACGGTGAGGTAGTTGGTATTGCTGTTGCGGTCGAAGGATGGTCAGGTTACTTTCCGATAGCGCACGAGGGTGGTGGGAACATGGACCGCGCATTAGTATTAGATTGGTTCGAAGAATTACTACAAACAACTTCTACCAAAATATTTCACAATGCCATGTACGATGTCTCCTGGATTAGATCACTGGGCTTTCATATTAACGGTGGCATTATCGATACGATGATTGCAGCAAGTTTGATTGATGAAAATAGATTTAGTTACACGTTAGATTCTATTGGTAAAGATTATATTAGTATGCGTAAGAATGAAAAACTTTTACAAGATGCTGCCAAAGACTTTGGTGTCAATCCCAAAGCAGAGATGTGGCGACTACCAGCACCGTTTGTTGGTGAGTATGCAGAGAAGGACGCAGAGATTACACTGAAGCTGTGGCATGCACTGCAACATGAAATATCAAAACAAGATCTATGGGATGTATTTAATTTAGAAACTAATTTGTTTCCATGTTTAGTTGACATGAAATTTAAAGGTGTGCGCGTTGACATTGCCAAGGCTGCAGCTGTCAAAGAACAACTGATTGTAACTGAGAAACAATTGTTACGTGATATAAAAAAGATTGCTGGTTTTGATATTGAGATCTGGGCCGCAGCATCGATCGCCAAAGCTTTTGATAAACTTAAGATGCCTTATGATAGAACTGAAAAAGGTGCGCCATCATTTACCAAAAATTTTTTAGCCACACATCCAGCAGAGTTACCCAAACTAATTGTTGAAGCAAGAGAGATCAACAAAGCCAACACGACATTTATTGACACAATATTAAAGCACGAACACGAGGGCCGCATTCACGCTGACATTAATCAGATACGCTCGGACCAAGGTGGCACAGTTACCGGCAGGTTTAGTTATTCTAATCCTAACCTGCAGCAGATACCAGCACGGCACAAGGAACTCGGACCGATGATTCGATCTTTGTTTATACCGGAAGAGGGACACACCTGGGGTTGTTTTGACTACAGCCAGCAGGAACCAAGAATATTAGTACACTTTGCATCACTCATGAAACTAGAAGGCACCGGTGCGATTGTCGATGCGTACAATGATGGTAGCGCTGACTTTCATCAGATGATAGCGGACATGGCCGGCATTGAACGTAAACAAGCCAAGACCATTAATCTTGGTATCATGTATGGCATGGGCAAGAACAAACTGATGGCGGAACTAGGACTAATGAAAGATGCCGCCGAAAAATTATTAAAGACTTATCATCAACGCGCGCCGTTTGTAAAAATGTTATCAGAAGCAGTGTCACGTAGGGCTGATGATAGTGGTAAGATACGCACGATCGGTGGCAGGTTGTGCCACTTTGATATGTGGGAGCCACATGGTTTTGGTATTAAGAAACCACTGAAGCATGCAGACGCACTCAGGGAGCATGGCCCGGGGATTAAACGTGCGTTCACTTACAAAGCGTTAAATAAATTAATACAAGGATCAGCAGCTGACATGACTAAGATATCTATGTTGGCTCTTTACCGCGAAGGTATTGTACCCCATATACAGATACATGACGAACTTGATATTTCAGTACGAAGCCCGGAACAGGCTGAACAGATTTGCAAAGTTATGGAGTCTGCGGTATCATTACAGGTACCAAACAAAGTAGACTACGAAAAGGGGGATAGCTGGGGTGACATTAGATAATCCAACTACAGAGATTACACTAGGTGTATGTGATAATTGTGAAAATTATGTGCCGTTTATAAGATTAAACGAACGTAAGGACGCCAGGGTTTTTAAATGTTTGTCCTGTAATCACCAATATGAACAGCTAGTCAACGGCAAAGTACAGTTTTTACACTT